GTATCTGGTGCTGATATGGTAGTAAGTCAAGTTAGGAGTACGATCACTCTGGTAGAAAATGATGGAATTACTAGACATGGTGTGCTAACTTTATCGGTGATTGTGTATGATAATTAATTTTTTAGGAGATAGATATGGCAGTTCAAAAGGGTAGTGCCTTACTGGTAAAAGTTGGAAACGCTGCTTCGCCAGAAGTTTTCGCAACGATTGCTGGTTTAAGAGATACAAGTATCTCAATAAATGCAGAAACAATAGATGTAACTAACAAAGATTCAGCAAGAGTTAGAACATTATTAGCTGACGCTGGAATCAAGTCATTCAGTATAAGTGGCTCTGGTGTTTTCACAGATGCAGCAAGTGAGCAATTAATTTTGACAAACTTTAATGCAGCAACTTTTTTAAATTATCAATTCTTAGTGCCTAGTTACAATACCTTCACAGGTGCGTTCCAAGTAACAAGTATTGAATATTCTGGTGCTTACAATGGTGAAGTTTCTTATTCTATGAGTTTTGAATCTGCTGGTGCAGTTACAATAGCAACAGTATAATTAGGAGATAACTATGATTTATCAAGTAATTAATAATGTAGCATTAGCTTATACAGACAGTTCAGGAACAACAAGTGCATTAACGATTCCAAGTGGTGTTGTAAGATTATGTCCGACAACTGCTTGTCATATAAGTATTAATGCAGCTTCAGGCACAGACGCAACAGCAAATGATATGCACATTGGTATTGGCGAAGAAGCTTTCGTTGCTGTACCAACAGGATATTTTATATCTGCAATTAGAACGTCTGCTAGTGGTACACTAACAATTCAAGCAATAGATATTGGGAGACCATAATGTGGGAACTAAAAGCGATAGAGATAGGTAGTAAAAAATTAGATGCTCAAGTTAACGTCAATGATACACACGTTGAAATAGAAGCACCTTATTTTAAAACTTTTAAAGATACAGATTCAGTAAAAATTGATAAGCAGACATACACAATCAAAACTGCCGTCAATGTTGCAGATAGAAACGAGACTATAATCATTACAACAATGGAGAAAGACAATGAGCATAAACAAGTTAAAAGCGGAAAAGCTACTGACGTTTAATGACGGAGTAGAATATAAAGCACGAATGAGTCTTGATACTATTATCAGGATAGAGCAAACAATGGGAGTATCTATTCTGAAAGTTGGAAATTTACTTGCAAGTGCTGACATAACATTAACTCAAATAATTCAGGTGATAACATTAGCTATTAGGGCTGGTGGTAATGATGTTAAAGAAAAAGATATAAAAAAATTGATAGCTGATATAGGATTATTAGAAGCTATTAAAATGACAGGTGAATTAATTTCTTTAGCATTAAATGTAGACGATAGTGCTGAAAATGATGATGAAAAAAAAAGCGAGGAAGTAACAAGCTAGATGAAGATGCTGAATTGCCTTATCAACGCTGGTTAGAAGTGTGCGTTGGAATGATAGGAATAAGTCCTAAAGAATTTTGGGATTCGAGCATTTCAGAGATAACATTTGCCATTAAAGGATTTAGTGAGTTCAATGGTAATGGGCAAGACAAACCAATGAGCAAAGATGAATTAGAAAACTTAATGGAGTTAAACCCAGACGACTGATGGCAACCGAACTAGATAAGCTAATAGTAAAAATTGAAGCAGACCTTTCTGGTTTAAAAAAGGGAATGGCTCAAGCAAATAAATCCGTTGAAAAGTCTAGCGGAAATATGTCTAAAAGTTTAGGCAATCTTAGTAAATCACTTCAAAAAGTATCAGTTCGTGCTGTAAAAGTAGGTGCTGTTTTAGGCACTGTTTTAGCTGGGGTTGCTATAAAAGGTTTTATTGACGTTGGTATTCAAGTTGAAAATTTACAAGTTAGATTGAAAGCTCTTTTTGGCTCGGCAGCAGAAGGAACAAAAGCTTTTGAAAATATGGTTGAGTTTGCTGGTAAAGTACCATTTACATTGAATCAAATTCAAAGTGCTTCTGGAAATTTAGCTGTAGTTGCAGATGACGCTGACCATTTAGCAGAAATATTAGCAATTACTGGTAATGTTGCTGCTGTTACAGGAATGGATTTCCAACAAACAGCCGAACAAATTCAAAGGTCTTTTTCTGGTGGTATCGCAAGTGCTGATGTTTTTAGAGAAAAAGGTGTTAGAAGTATGTTGGGATTTAAAGCTGGAGCAACTGTTTCTATAGAGGAAACTGTTATAGCATTTAGAAAAGTATTTGGCAAAGGTGGTAAGTTTGGAAATATGACTGATGAACTTGCTGGCACTTTGACAGGTACTATCTCAATGATTAAAGATAAATTTTTTGGTTTTCAGTTAGCAGTTTCAGAATCATTTTTTGCCGAGCTAAAAGTTCAATTTGGTGATTTAAATAAATTCTTAGAAAAAAACAATGAAAAAATAAAAGAAGCTGGAAGGGCTATTGGAGAAACTTTAGCTAAAACAGTTAGATTTATGGTAGACAACATAGATAATATAAAAACTTTTTTTAAGGTGTTTGCTGGTGTAGCAGTAATTAATTCATTAGCAAGATTAACTGCAAGTATACATACTTTGACTGCTGCTATGATGCTCAACCCAATAATCTTAACTATGGTTGGAGTAGGTGTTGCTGCTGGAATTGCTGTATATGGTGGAACAGCATTAGCTAAATTTATGCTTAGTTTTAGAGAAGATGTTAAAGAACTAAATGTGGAAATGTCAGAGCAAGAAAAGAAATTTGGAAAAATGCAAGATAATTATATGCAGATGGTTAGTGGTACATCAGACAAACAAGTCCAAGATGCTTTTTTTAATGCAAATCGCAGTATTGACCCAGTTCGAAAAAAAGAAGTTGAAACGCTAGAAGAAGAAGAAGCTGCTGCAAAGAAAAAAGCAAAGACTTTGGCAGAAATTATAAAAATAAATAATATGATGGCACAAGGTCAAGGTGCTTTAATGGTTATGAATAATAAAGTAATAGGAACGCAAACAGACGCAACCATAGCAACTGAAGTGGCAGCAGAAGCAAGAGGAGCAGCGTTCGAAAAAGAAATGGAACAAATTGCTATTTTAAACGAAGAATTTGAAGAAATCGGAAAATCAATATCAACTGCATTTGGTGAAGCAGTTGTTAGTGGAAAAGATTTTAAAGATTCTATGGTAGATATATTTCAAAGTGTTGCACAGCAAGTAGTGGGATTAATATTTCAATTGCAAGTTGTTGACCCATTATTAAGGTCAATCAAACAATCTATGGAAGCATCACAAGCGTCTAGTGGCGGAAGTTTTTTAGGAAGTTTATTTAAAGCTACTTTAGGAAGTATTGGTGGTAGTGGTGGTGGTCATATAGATTCTGGCTCAAACTTTGCTGGTGGTTATGGTAGAGCTGGTGGTGGAAGTGTGAATCCTAATATGCCGTATATGGTAGGAGAGAGAGGAGCAGAAATGTTTGTACCTAAATCTGCTGGAACAATAGTACCAAACAATCAAGTAGCTGGAGCTGGTGGTGGTGGCAATATTGTCATAGAGCAGAACTTAAACTTTGCTACAGGTGTATCACAAACAGTAAGAGCCGAAGTGATGAACTTACTTCCAGCAATACAACAATCAACATTATCAGCAGTTCAAGACGCTAGATTGCGTGGTGGAACTTTTGCTAAAGACTTTGGAGCATAAAAATCGCAGAGCCTACTTTTCCAATTGTTATGCCTACAACTCCAAACTTCATAAGAAGTGAATGGGGTATTGCTAGAGCCGTTGCACAATCACAAAGTCCATTTACTTATTCAACACAAGTGCATAAATTTACAGGCTCAAAATGGTATAGCACCGTTACTTTGCCACCCATGAAAAGATCACAAGCCAATGAGTGGTTAGCTTTTTTCATGCAATTAAACGGACAGTTTGGAACATTTACAATGGGAGACCCAGACGCAAAGGCAGTTCAAGGCACAATATCAAATACTGTAGCTGTAAACGCTGATTTTGCTGTGGGTGCATATGACGTAACGATTGACGGAGCTGATGCTTCTGAATCACAATTATTTAAAAAAGGTGATTATGTACAGTTTAACTCTGGAGCAACCAGTAAACTGCATATGATTATTGCTGATGTGGCTAGTAATGGAAGTGGTGTTGCAACATTAACCATAGAGCCATCTTTATCAGCAGCATTATCTAACAACGCTACAGTTACTTACGCAAGTCCTAAATGCGTTATGAGGATGACCAACAATGAGCTTACATGGAGTGCGAATCACATTTCACTATATGGAGTATCTTTCTCATGCGAAGAGGTTTTATAATATTTTTATTTTTAATGATGTTTTTTTTAATCTGGTCAGCTATGGATTCATACGCAGCAGATTCAACCGTTAACTACAAAAATCAACCAGTACCAAGTGCGATATCTGCTGGAGTTCAAAGCTACAGCCAGATGATCTGTTCGTTCCCAGTAGTGGGAGCTGTGCAAACTTCAGTCGTTGGTATATCCACAGGTACAACTTTTACAGATTGGAACTGTGAACGCAGAGCATTATCAAATTCTTTAAGTAAAGCTGGATTAAAAGTTGCGTCAATTTCTGTTCTCTGTGCTGGAAGTAAAGCAGTATGGTCAGCTATGCTTCACTCTGGAACTCCATGTAGTATCTGGAACGGTAAGAAAGCATTGATTGGTAAAGAAGCAATTAAACACTACAAAATGATGGGATATATAAATGAATACGGTCAAATATTACGTTATCCTGACTATCTCGGTGCTAATGGGGTTGTTTCTAATTTTAGCAACTCAAACAGTCAGAGCAACGGAAACATCAAATCTCCTAAATAACGGCTCGTTTGATAATCAAACTGAAGGCTGGGAATTAGATGGTACTGCTAATTATGATGGCAATAATTATGGTGAGATAAATAAATCAGTAAGATTTAGTGGTGCAGATGGTGGCTCGATTTCTCAAACTATACATTTAGGTAATATAGACTCAGAAAAAAAGTACGTTGATAAAGTGCATGGGAGTATTGTATCTATTGGTTGTAATAATGAAGGTGATTTATGGTGTAGCACCACAGGCACAGCTAATAACTTAGACCCTGTGAATACAACAATAACATTTTCAACCAAAACACAATCAGAAGTAATAATTAAAAATTTTACCAGCGATTATAATGATGGAACGATTACATCTACATTCACAATAGATTTAAATAAGGATTTTCACATAAACGAAACAACTGTAGATGTTAATGTCTTTGGAGCTGATACTGGAGATAAACAAGGGCAATTTGGCTCAATTATAGACGATTTAAGCCTTACTTTGTCATTAGCTGACCTAGTTATAGCCCAGCCAGTAATAGAGCCTGTAATAGTGGAAATAATACAGCCTGTTGTAGTGCAACCAGTAATAGTAGAGCCAATTATAATTCAGCCAGTAATAGTAGAGCCTGTTATTGTAGAAACAATACAAATTGGCTCATTAGATGCAACTTCAATAGTAGATACATTATCTAGTGGTATTATTGATATAAATCCACCAGAAGACATGCAAATTTCTAATTTATCTCCACAAATATCTGCAATTTCTGATATAACAACAGAGCAAATGAATATGGATATGGCAGACGTTGGACATCAAAATGAAATGCCTGTGTTGGTTGATGTTGGAGCTGATGTTCCTGTTGATAATGATATGCCTGAAATGGATATGCCAGATATGAATATGCCAGAAATTGAGATGCCAGATATTCAAATGCCTGATAGCCTTCCAGAAATAAATGACATACAGATTGAATCTGTAAATGAAATACAAAATGAGCCAGAAACATTACAAGAAATTAGAGAGGAAATTCCTGAAGCTATAGAGGAGTTACCTGAAAACAATATTGAAGAACTTCCATCAGAATTAGAAGAAACAAATATGGAAGAAGATTTAAAGGAGAATCAAAATGAACAGCAAGAGGAAACATCAACAGAGAATGAGGAAGTTGATGGAACAAATGAAGAAAGCGAGTTATCAGACGATAGCTCAACCGAAGAAAAAGAGCCAGAGCCAAAAGAAGAAATAAGTGAAAAAGAAATTGAAGAAAATGAAGAAAAAGAATCTGATGAAAAGGAAGAAACTGCTGAAGAAGAAATAAAAGAAGAGCCAAGTGCAAATGAAGAAAAGGTTGTTAAAACAGCAAAATCAAGCAAATCTGAAAAAAAACAAGGCTCTGATTCGCCCAAATCAAGCGATAAAAAAACTTCTGTTGCTAGTACTACCCCTAAAATTAAGTCAGATATTGTAGTTCAAGACATTGACATAAGAACAATCGTTAGCTTTAATAAAGAATATTTTGAAGTAAAGATAACAGATACATTAGATTTAACGACTACGGAGATAGATTTCTATGACGGACAAAACGGATTCAACGGCGATACAGCTTACGCCCAAAATAATATTGATTTTTTTGCTCTCGATTGCAAGTCCGATTGCTGGGGCAATTTACACGTTCGCACAAATGCAGTCAAGATTGAACAATTTAGAAGATAGTGTTTCAAGTATGCCAAGTGGAGATAACTCTGCAATACTAGAAAGGATTACTACTGTTGAAATAAACTCAACTAACAATAAAACTTCTATTGATAAGATAGACGCAGATATTGACAAGATTGTAGATCATGTTGATAAGTCATTTAAGACGGTAACAGAATCAATGAACGCTAATCCACTATCATTAGGAAACTAAAATGGATAATGACACAAGAGAAGCTTTTACTAGAATAGAGCAACGACTTGATACTCTAACGGTAGAAGTAAAACAAAACTCAAAAGATATAACAAAGTTAGAAGCACAGGCAAACATGGGCAAGGGAGCATTTAAGGTTATATTGTTTTTTGGCTCACTAGTTGCTATTGTAATTAGTGTGATAAAAGTTGGGGAATCAATATGATAGGATTAATTTTTTCAGGCGTTAGTAAAATAGCTACACAATATCTTGATAATAAAAGTAAACAATCTGTTGCTAAAAATAATCTAAAGATTGCAGAGATTGATGCCAAAGTTGCTGTTCAAAAAAAGGTCGCAGAAGGTAAAGTTGAATGGGAAACCGCTATGGCAAAGGCTTCTGATGATTCATGGAAAGACGAAGCATGGACTATTTGCTTTATTGCTATAATAATTCTTTCTTTCATTCCATATTTCCAGCCACATGTAGCAAAAGGTATTGAGTTCTTATCAACATTCCCAGACTG